AGGAAGCAGAAGCAAAAAGACAAATACTACAAACAACAGCACAGATTTTAGGTGGCTTAAGTGAGTTAGCAGGAAAGCAAACCGAAGAGGGAAAAGCATTAGCAATAGCACAAGCGACAATTGATACTTATTTAAGTGCCAGTTCAGCATACGCAGCAGCAGCAAAGATTGACCCATTAGTGTTAGCACCATTAGCAGCAGGAGCAGCAATATTAGCAGGATTTGCAAGGGTGAAAGCAATTGCAGAAGTAAAAGTTCCCAATAGTAGTGGTGGTGGAGGTGGTAACCCAACAGCACCAATAGTGCCACGTATTCCACAGTCAATTAGTGGTACTAAATTAGGAGGTAACAGTGAAGTTATAACAAACAATAAAGGAACAGTTGGAAAGGTTTATGTAACTGAAACAGACATCACAGCAACCCAAGATAAAGTTAAGGGAATTATACGCAAGGCAACTATCAAATAATTCTAAAAAGCAAATACTAAAATAATTTATATTTAATAAAGAATGGACAAATTACCTATTTACAGATTCATAGTATTGGAAGATGATGAAGCGCAATTAGAAGCAGTTGCATTTGTTGATTCTCCTGCAATAGAAATGAACTGGCAGGCATTTAACAGCAAACAATATTCATTTAAAGCAGACGCAGAAAAAAGGATAATTTCAGGTCCGTTAATGGTTGCTGAATTACCTATTTATAGACGTGATGAAAGTGGTGAGTATTATGGTGTATTTCAAAAAGAAGACATTTACAACTTAAGAAACAAATTCTTTAAGCAAGGTAAATCAAATCTTGTAAACGAAATGCACAACAGCGACAAAATGATTGAAGGTGTGTATATGATTGAATCTTTTTTAATTGATGAGGCAAGAGGTATAAACGCACCAACAGGATATAATTTAACAGATGGTTCGTGGTTCGGTTCTTACAAAATAGATAACGATGAAGTTTGGAATGACTTTATAAAGAGTGGTGAGTTTAAAGGTTTTAGTGTTGAGGGAATATTTAACACAGTAAAGATAGATGAGAAACCACAAGGAATAATAGAAGATATAATTAATATAATCAAAAACATAAATGAATAAACCTAAACTAACTGCCAAAGAAGCTATAATGCAAATTGGCAATTTATTGAAATTAGATTTTGCAAAAGTAGAGAAATTCGAAAGCGCAAAATTAGCAGATGGCACAGAGATAATGTGGGATGGTGACTTAAGCGAAGGAGCAGCCTTAATGGTAGTTGCTGAAGACGGAAACCAAATGCCTGCACCTGATGCTACTCACGAATTAGAAGATGGAACAATGGTTACAACAGTTGGCGGATTAGTAACTGCAATTGAAGGAGCAAGTGTTATATCTGAAGTTGAAACTCCTGAAGAAATGGCTGCTGCACCTGATGTAAGCGCATTAGAAGAAAGAATCATGGCATGTGAGGCAAAGATGACAGCAATGGAAACTAAAATGGCTGAAATGTTTAGCGCAGTAGAAAGTAAGTTTGCAAGTATTAACGAAAGTAATGTAAGCAAATTTGAAGAGATTAGTAAAATCGTAGAAGAAATTGCAGCAGAACCAATAGTAGTAGCAGCAAAACCAACTAACTCAACATTTAGTAAAAAAGAACGTGCAATGACAACTGTTGAACGTATCGCAGAATTCAAAAAATTATCAAACAAATAACTAAAAACAAAAATCAAACAAAATGGCATTTAACGTAACAGCCTTAGCGGCATACACAAAAACCAACGAAAACATGTTGTTGCACCGTTCGTTCTTCGAACCTAAAACAGCATCAAGAATGCAAATCTTAACTGGTGTAAAATCTACAATCCAAGTTCCTGCATTATCAGACACTTTAATATGGCAAAATGGTGATGCTTGTGGCTTTAGTGCTTCAGGTGATACAACTATTTCTGCTCGTGTATTAACAGTAGGTAGAATCAAAGTAAACAAAGAATGGTGTGTAAACGATTTAGAAACTAAATACACTCAATTATTGTTATCTCCGGGTTCTAATTATGATGCTTTACCGGGCGGTATTGATGCAGCATTCGTAGAAACTATTTTAGGTACAACTAAAGAAAACGTAGAAACTGCAATTTGGCAAGGTGACACTAATTCTTGGAATTCTCAATTGAAGCAATTTGATGGATTAGTAAAAATTATCAATGCAGCAAGTGGAACAGTTCAAGCAAATGCATCAGCATTCACAGGCATTGCAACAGTAACAGCAATTACAGCAGCAAACATTTTATCGGTAGTTCAAGGTATCTATGCAGCTATTCCAGTTGAAATACTTGACAAACCTGATTTGAATGTTTACATGGGTGTAGGTAACTTCAGATTATACCAAACTGCTTTAATCAATGCAAATCTTTACAACTTCATTCCTACTGACAACGCATTAGGACAAATGAAGATTCATGGTACTAACGTGAACATTGTTTCAACTCCGGGCTTAACAGGAACTAACGCAATCTATGCTTTAAGAGATTCAAATATGTTCTTAGGTGTGGATTTAGAAAACGAACAAGAAGCATTCAAATTCTGGTATTCAGAAGATTTTGACTTGGTACGTTTCAAATACAGAACTAAACTTGGTGTTCAAGTTTCACAAGTTCAAGAAATCGTTAAATTCACAATTTAATTCACAAAAGGGTAGCAGCTAATAGTTGTTACCCTTTTTAAAACCCAATTTCAAATCATGGCATGCGCAATAGTAGCAGGATACGCATTAGACTGTAAAGACACAGTTGGTGGTATCAAAAATTTATACATAACAGAACAATCAAACATTACTGCAATAACAGAAAATGCGAGTGGTTATGTAACAGCAATAACAAAGACAGCAGGTAAGAAATATTACTTATATGCTTTAGAGCCACGTGGCGCAAATAGTACAACTAATAACATCAATACTGACCCTAAAGTAGGAACAGTAGGTTATGAGCAAACTATCGCTGCTACGTTCTTAAAAATGGCTTATGAAACACAATTCAAATTACAACAAATTATTAAAAATAGAACTTCGATAATTGTTGAAATGAAAAGCGGTCAATTCTTTTTATTCGGTTCATCATTCGGTATGGAATGTACAGGTGGAACAGGAACAAGTGGTGCTGCATTAAATGAGTTCAATGGTTACTCTTTAACTTTTGCAGGAATGGAAAAAACATTCTCACAAGAAGTTGACCCTGCAATTATCACAGCATTGTTATCATAATAAGATTCATTGTTTTCATAGCAAAAAGCCAACTTATTAATTTAGGTTGGTTTTTTTGTTTTAGTAATATTTAGCAAACTTTTTAATAATTTATATTTATAGTTAGTGATAAGATTCTTAAAAAATAGCACAAACAACGTAGTAGTAACATTAACTGAAAATTCAACAGTTACTAATCCTATTTATTTGTTTATGTTTACCAATCAAACATCGAATGTACCTTACTATTTTATTTCAACTGATACGAGTAGTTATAAAACACGATACAATAAGTTTTCAGTAGTTGAAAAGTTAGCTGCAAACACTTTAAATGGTGAAGTTACATTAGGTTTAAATGGCTTTTATAACTATACAGTATATCAAACATCATTAAGTAATACAAGTGGGCTTACAACAGCAGCAGATGCAGTTCCTTTTATCACTAAATCGGTAGAAGTTGGTGTTGTTGATGTGGTTTTAGATGCACAAACTACCACAGAATACGATGTACAAGATGAAACTAATATAATTTACCAACCATAATTTATGGCATATACAGACAAGACAATAAAAATAGGTTTTAGCAATGACAAAGTTCCAATGTTTGTGGAACAAAAGTCAAAAGTATGGGTTAAATATGGTGAAGAAAACAACTATCCTCAATACCTTGTACTACTTTTTAATAGAAGTGCAAAGCATAACGCAATAGTAACTTCAAAACAACTATATATTTCAGGTAAAGGTTGGCAATTTGACCAATCAGAAATGCAAGGCGAAGAAGTAATTGCACTACAAGGATTTATTGACAACCCTAACCAGTACGAAACATTAAATGATTTAGCTAAAAAAACTATTTTAGACAATGAATTATTTGGTGGGTGTTATATTAAGGTAGTAGGTACAAAAGGAAAGAAAGGTCAAGAGTTATACCATATTGATTATTGCACAGTTCGTAGTAATGATGACAATACAGAATTCTATGTAAGCGATGAATGGATTGATGAAAGTGGAAACGAAAACAACACACCATTATTTACTACTTTGCCTGCTTATGACCCAAATGTAAAACAAGCAGAATCAATATATTATTACAAGAGTTATAGACCAAATTTAAATACATATACTTTACCTGATTATATAGGTGCTGTTCCTGCAATTATTACAGATGCAGAAGTAGCGAATTACCATAGAGCAGAAATACAAAATAGTTTTAAAGGTTCTAAAATGATTACGTTCGTAAATGGCATACCAAGCGATGACGAAATGAAAGCTACTGAACGCAAGTTAAAGAGTAAATTCACATCAACAGATAGCGCAGGTTCGATAGTTGTAGACTTTGCAGATGATAAGGATAGGGTAGCAATAATAAACGATTTAAGCGCAGGAGATTTTGCAGATAAATACACAGCCTTAAATGATACAATTCAGCAAGAAATATTTGTAGGACATAAAGTTACTTCACCAATGATTTTTGGTGTTCGTGTAGCAGGTCAATTAGGTGGCAGAGCAGAAATGATAGATGCATTTAACCTATTTACAAATACTTATGTAGCACCAAGACAAGAAGTTCAAGAACAAATATTTAATATTTTCGCACCTGTAAAAGGGAAGTTAAAAATAAAGCAGTTAGAACCTATTATGCCTTCATTTAGTGAAGCTACATTATCACAAATTTTAACTAAAGATGAGTTAAGAGAAATCATTGGTAGAAAACCATTAGAGATTAAGAATGTAGTTTCAAATGTTGCTGATAGTTTAAGTGCATTAAGTCCATTAGTTGCTACTAAGGTATTAAATCAATTAACACCAAACGAGGTTCGTGCAATCATTGGCAAAACAGCAATAGAAGGTGGTGATGTATTACTTCCAAGCGCAGATGTAACTGCACCTGCTGCTTTTAAATTTAGTAAGCAAACAAGAGATTTAATAGACTACGAAACATTTAGTAAGTATGGTGAAAGTG